CTAGAGGCATGGGATGCTGTTCATGGTCTATCAGAATCTTTCCAATATTATCTTTTAAAAGCATCAAATAAGATTGCCCAAGAGAAAGGACATTGTGAAGATTTTGGAAGAACTAAGTATGCAGAAGGTATTCTTCCTATAGATACTTATAAGAAAGATGTAGATGAGATCGTAGCAAATGACTTATCTCTTGATTGGGGAGCTTTACGGAAAGACATACTCGAACATGGGTTACGGCACAGTACGTTGTCCGCACAAATGCCTTCGGAGAGCAGTTCCGTTGTGTCAAATGCAACCAATGGAATCGAACCACCTAGAGACTACTTGTCCATTAAGAAGTCAAAGAAAGGGCCTCTTAAGCAGGTTGTTCCATCCTACGGTAGTTTAAAGAATAATTATACTTTGTTATGGGAAATGAAGAATAATGATGGATATATTAAAATAGTTGCTGTAATGCAGAAGTTCTTTGATCAGGCTATTTCTGGTAACTGGTCTTATAACCCAGAGAACTATGAGGATAATGAAGTTCCTGTTAGTGTAATGGCAAACGATTTTCTAACTACATATAAGTACGGTTGGAAGACCTCTTACTATCAGAATACAAATGATCTTAAGAGTGATGAGGAACCAACACATCCTATGGGATGGCATGATAATGTGGAGGAAGGAAAGACAGATTTGCAGAGTCTAGTTGATGAATTGAGTTGTTCTACTGAGGAGGATGAGTGTGAGTCCTGTGCAATCTAATATTAAAGGGATGACTGTCTTCAATACTGAAGAAGTTGATACCAAGAAACAACCTATGTTTTTTGGCAAACCCTTGGGTGTCCAACGTTATGATTCTTATAAGTATCCTGCTTTTGAAAATCTAACTAAACAACAGTTGGGATATTTTTGGAGACCAGAAGAGGTTTCCTTACAGAAAGATAGAGGAGATTTTCAAACTCTAAGACCAGAACAAAAGCATATCTATACTTCTAATTTAAAGTATCAGATTATGCTTGATTCTGTTCAGGGTCGTGCTCCATCAATGGCATTCCTTCCATATTGTTCTCTACCAGAGTTAGAGGCTTGTATGGAAGTATGGGGATTTATGGAGATGATCCATAGTAGATCTTATACTTATGTTATTAAGAATATCTATTCAGATCCTTCTGAAGTATTTGATACTATTATAAGAGATGAAAAGATTCTAGAACGTGCTAAGAGTGTTACAGAGTCATATGATGATTTTATTAATCATGCACATCAATGGGACACTGGATGTATGTGGACTGACAGTGGTAGGGGATCTCCTACTTCTAAATGGTGTTTAAAAGATTTAAAAAGACAACTTTATCGGGCAGTAGCTAATGTCAACATTCTGGAAGGTATTCGTTTTTATGTGTCCTTTGCTTGCAGCTTTGCTTTTGGTGAGCTCAAACTCATGGAAGGAAGTGCTAAAATCATCTCCCTTATTGCTAGAGATGAAAACCAGCATCTCGCAATTACTCAAAACATCATCAACAATTGGAGAAAAGGTGACGATTCTGAAATGGCTGAGATAGTAAAAGAAGAGGAAGAGTGGACATATAAAATGTTTGATAAGTGTGTGAATGAAGAAAAGAAATGGGCAGACTATTTGTTTAAAGATGGAACTATGATAGGATTGAATGAGAAACTATTGCAGAAGTATGTTGAGTGGATTGCCAATAAGAGATTGCGTTCTATTGGATTAAAACCCCAATATGATGTTCCTGCAAAGAACAATCCATTACCTTGGACGGAGCATTGGATCAGTTCTAAGGGTCTTCAGGTAGCACCACAAGAGACAGAAGTTGAATCTTATATTGTTGGTGGTATCAAACAAGATGTTAAAAAGGACACATTCAGTGGTTTCAAATTATAGTTTGGGGTTAAATATGTCTAGACCAAATCCACCTTATCCTGAGTACCCTGAGTATATGAATGGACGATTACTAAAAGTTGATATGGAATCCCGTCTCCTTAAAATCAAAAAGGGGATTGCTGATAAACATTGGTATCCTGATTGGAATAGAGAGCAGAGAAAAGCAGCACAGCAGGTATTAAATAATGCTTTAGAAATTCTTGACGAATACGATTACTAAATAGGAGTTGCGATGAAAATTATGAAATGGTTGAAGGAAGAGATTACGAAAACGCCTGGCTATATGAGGGTCAACCTTTCGCTTCTGACGATATTGATGATAAGTTCGGTTTCGTCTACTGTATTACAAATAACACGAACGGTAGACAATACATCGGTAGAAAATATTTCTGGAAGTTTCGAACACCTAAAGGTAAGAAACGAAAAGTAAAATCTGAATCTGATTGGAAGAATTATTATGGATCGTCTGAAGAACTTAAAGAAGAAATTAAACAATTGGGTCGATGTAACTTTAGCAGAGTTATGCTCAGCTTACATAAAACAGTTGGCAAAACAAACTTCGAAGAAACGAGACAACTCTTTCTTAAAGGAGTACTCACTGAATCACTTAGCGACGGAACACCGAAGTACTACAATAGTAACATCCTCTCAAGATACTTCAGAAAAGACTATTATGAAGCTGGACAAAACGGATGAGGTTGTTGATAGTGTAAGGGATTGGTCAGTTGATAAGATAGAATCTACAGAACTTGTTGGAGATAAGATAGCATTATATGAGGAGTTTGAAGAATGGATTGAATTAGATGGTGAGGATTCTATAGAAATTATGTCGTTTGGTACTAAGACCATTGACAAGGATACCAAAAAATGATATATTAATATGTGTGCGGGTGTAGTTTAGTGGTAAAATCAGAGGTTTCCAACCTCCAGTTGTCAGTTCGATTCTGTCCACCCGCTTACTGCCGACATAGCACAGTTGGTAGTGCAGGGCTTTTGTAAAGCCAAGGTCACGAGTTCAAATCTTGTTGTCGGCACCTCTAGGGATAGTAGTTCAGTGGTTTAGAACGCTGCCCTGTCACGGCAGAGGTCGTGGGTTCAAATCCCATCTGTCCCGCCTCATTGGAGTATAGCTCAGTTGGTAGAGCGCGAAACTGTTAATTTTGTGGTCGCTGGTTCGAGCCCAGCTACTCCAGTTACCCTATATAAGATTATGAAATTTAAAGCAAAGGTCTTTATTAGATTAAGGGAAAATGTATCTGATGCTGCGGGTAATGCTGTAAGGGCTAATGTTGCTAGGGTTGCTGACATTAGAGAATGTAGCAAGTTGAGATTGGGTAAATGTATCGACATTGAATTTGAAGCACCTAATACAGACCATGCTAGAAGAGAATTAGCAAAGGCTAGTGATTTGTTATTTGCTAATACAGTTGTTGAAGATTGGAGTTATGAATTATTGGAGGTTGACGAATGAAAAAATTTGAATTTAGACCTTGGGGATGGTACTTAACTCTTGATGAAGACAGTGCCTATAAGGTTAAAAGAATATATGTTAAACCCAATGAACAGTTCTCTTTACAGTATCATAATGATCGTGAAGAGTATTGGACTGTCCTAGAAGGTGATGGAACTATTACACAAGGTGAAGAGGAAAGACCTATAGGACCAGGAGATTGTGCATATATCCCCAAAGAACAGATACATAGATTACATGGTGGAGATAAAGGCATTTATTTTGTAGAAGTTCAGAGGGGTGTGTGTAAGGAAAATGATATTGTTAGATTAAAAGATGACTATGGACGTATTTAAAGAAGAACAATGATCACCGTAAGATGTAGAGACTGTAACCGAGAGGTTAGTAGTGTATCTGCCCAAAGTAAATCGTGTGGATGCCCTAACATGGTAACAGTTAAGGGTGATACTGTAACAGCCGTTGACTTAAATAGAACTATTATGGTAACATCCAGTAATAACACTAGTAAATCAGGTCTGACTTCTCAAGACCTTCAATGGCAGGAGGAGAGACGTAAACGCAAAGTGCGTAGAATTGATTTTGAGACACGCTAATGGCACCAGATCTACACGACATCCCAATCATAGGAGACTTCTATACAAAACATGAAGTTGATGATATGATTGCTGCTGCTCTTGAGGAGGCGAGAAAGATTGATGAAGAGTCCATGCGTAAGCATAATAGGACTGCAACTATCATCAGTATGATTCTTGGGTTTACTTGCCTTGCATTATTTGTTGATGGATTGTTAAGGATACTTGGTATCATCCCACCCTTTATGGATTTGGATGTAAGTATTGTTGATAAGGTTGTAGAAAGAGTAGAGAGTGATATTATGCCAATGGTTCAAAAGTATCAACGTTATATACCAGGAAGATGATAGGCACTATAGATACATCACCTAGTTCGATTAGGTTTGCACTAATTATAATTTTATTATTTACTTGGATTTACATATATAATCATCCATCAGAGGAGGAAGAATGAATGACTTTTCAGTAATAATATTTTTGGTCATTTCTTTATCTCTTCTTGGTGGTGCTCTTTGGTTAATGTGGAGTGTTGGTTCTACTATAGATAACGAACCTATTAAGAACTATCGTCAAGGAACATGGACAACTCAAGTAAAGAGACCTATACATCCAGAGATGGTAGATGTTAAACCTGGTGAAGAACTAATGGGAGTAACTTTTGAGGAGAAACCAGCAAGTTGTGATTTGGAAGAGTACCGAGATCTGCAAGCAAGAATAGAAGAGTTACGATTAGAACTTGAGGATGATGATGAAGACGATGATGAGGATGATGATGGAGATGTCCCTGCGCTATTAAAACAATGATTTTTTTAATTTCAATTATGTCATTTGCAAACTTTGTATTCTATCCATTAGTGATAGGTACTATTATTGCAGTGATCATAGAACAAATACTAAGACGTGTTGGTAATGAAGATGTATATGCTGATGTTAAGATGGTTAATCGTGCTATGGCAGTACGAAAGTATCTTTATAGACAAGCATGGCTTTTTAATATCATTTGGTTTGTTGGATACTTCATTCTTATGTTTACTGTAGGAAGACAACAACCAGCAGCAATGCCTGATATGATTTGGCAAGGATAATACTCTTATACATAATGAGGTTTGTGTTGATTTAATGAAAAAGGAAATTAAAGAAGAGAAGGTTGAACCCCTTCCAATCCCACGTAAGTCTGAGGATACTGAACCACTGACTGACAATGATTATTATGAATTATATACCACAGGGCGAGGTTCTGATGCTTGACATTTCCTTTTAGTATCCCTTATAATTAGTGTATAGTCAACTCAAAGCAATGACGCTTACTTCAAAGTTCAAGAAAGACATAGGCATTTTACGTGCTGCAGCAAACCGAGAAATTTATTTAGATGTAAAAAATCCAAAACTGTATAAAAAAGTTAAACGATATTGTGTCAATGAAGGTCTAGTGAAATTGACTGGGGAAGATCCAGACATTGATTATGAAAATATAATAGAATGTATTGCTGAAGATCTTCAATCACTAATAAATAGCTCAAGAAGTTAAATTAAAACCATGTCATTTAAAGGTACCGCAAGTAAGTCTGCAAGTGGAGCATCTATGTCTAAGTATGATGTAGAAGTAGAAGCAAGATTACAGGCATTAGAAAAAGCAGTTGCTGAATGTAAAGCAACCTGTGCAGCAAATGCTGCTAAATCATCTGGTGGAGGAGGAAGTGTCACTGGACTAGCAGCAGGGGTGAAAGAAGTTGCGGCATCTGGTGATGGAGCAGAAGCAAAGGTTGATGCTCTTCTTAACCTACTTGCTGATCAATAATTAATACAAAGGAGGTTGACTTAAACCTCCTTTTTTTGTATAATAAATACATTGACCCATAATCTTAATAAGTAATGAGTGAATATAGGAAGACCGCATTAGTATTGGGTGCGGGTGGTTTCATCGGTAGTCATATGGTAAAGAGACTACGTAAAGAGGGTTATTGGGTACGAGGTGTAGACCTTAAGAGACCAGAGTTTACAAAGACAGAAGCAAATGAATTCGTTCAAGGAGACTTGAGGGATGTGGATTTTGTTCGTAGAGTAATACAATATAAAGGCCAGTTCGGTAACTTCTATGAGGAAGTTCCTTACAGATATATTGAACCTTTCCATGAGATCTATCAGTTTGCTGCTGATATGGGTGGTGCAGGATTTGTATTTACTGGAGAGAATGATGCAGAGATAATGCAGAACTCTGTTACTATTAATCTCAATGTATTAGAACAGCAGAGATTATTAAATCAAACCTTTGATGGTTCAGAAGGATGGAGTGAATGTAATAGACCTTGTTTAGATTGGCAGACAAAGATATTCTATTCTGGATCAGCGTGTATGTATCCAGAGCACAACCAACTAGATCCTGACAACCCTGATTGCCGTGAAGACTCCGCATACCCCGCCAACCCAGACTCCGAATACGGATGGGAGAAATTGTTTTCGGAACGCCTCTACCTTGCTTACAACCGTAACCACGGCATCCCTGTTAGGATTGCTCGTTACCATAACATTTTCGGGCCAGAAGGAACCTGGAAAGGAGGAAGAGAAAAAGCACCAGCAGCAATATGCAGGAAGGTCGCTTATGCAGCAGATGGAGACACCATTGAAGTATGGGGTGACGGGAAGCAAACCCGTTCCTTCCTCTTCATCGACGAGTGCATCGAAGCAACTTATAGATTGATGCAGTCAGATTTCTTGGGACCAGTTAATATTGGTTCAGAAGAGATGGTTACTATCAATCAGTTAGTAGATACTGCTGCAAAGGTTGCCAAGAAGAAAATATTAAAGAACCATATTGATGGCCCATTAGGTGTTCGTGGACGTAATTCTAACAACGATCTTATACGTGAGAAGTTGGGTTGGGATTATGAACAGACACTAGAGGAGGGTATTCGTAAGACTTATGAATGGATTAAGTGGCAAGTAATTAGCGAACCATTTAATGAAGAACCCACCATCAGAGAATATGAACTAACAGCAGCAGGTTAATTATGAGAGTTACTATATTAGGTTCCAGTGGTCAGATTGGAGCATACTTGACTGAATACTTACGTGAGAAAGGTCATTTTGTAAAAGAGTTTGATAAGAATAATGGTGATCATGAAGACTTAACTAAGATTCCTAACTTGCAACTTAGGGATGCAATTATGGATGCAGATTTTGTATATGTTCTTGCATTTGATGTTGGTGGTTCTCACTATCTTAAGAAGTATCAACATACCTTTGGGTTTATTGATAACAATGAACGTATGATGGCAAATGTATTTGGATACTTATCTGAATTCAGGAAGCCATTTGTCTTTGCATCGTCTCAGATGAGTAATATGAGTTACTCACCTTACGGTGTAATGAAGCGAGTAGGGGAACTATATACTAAGTCTTTAAACGGATTGATAGTAAAGTTTTGGAATGTCTTTGGAATTGAAAATGATATGGAGAAAGCTCATGTCATTACAGATTTTATAAAGAAAGGTTTTGAGACTGGTACTATTGATATGATGACCGATGGTACGGAGGAAAGGGAATTTCTATATGCTGAAGATTGCTGTGAAGCGTTGGAAGCGGTCATGGAAAACTATTCTGAGTTCACTAGTAACGACGATCTTCATATTACTACTGGTAACAGTACAGACATTCTGGGCATTGCACGAACGATTCAGTCCCTATTTAAAGAGATTGGTCGGGAAGTTACTATTGCTCCCGCTGAGTCTAAGGATGAGGTACAGAAGGATGCCCGTAATGTACCAGACCCGTACATCAAAAAATGGTGGCAACCGAAGACTAGTGTGACTGAAGGTATCACTAAAGTATTCACTGAAATGAAAAAGAACTATGACTAATTTGACTCCACTTAGAAATTTTATTCAAGATCCTGCTTGCGACTTAGGTGATAACGCATGGAAACTCCTTGATTTAGTAAAGACAATGAGGAATAAGAGGATGATGGATCTGGGAGTTCGTCTTGGTGCATCTTCTGCTCTTATGTCAGTTGAAGCAGAAGAAAATAACAATCAGGTTTGTGGATGTGACCTAGACTATGATGGATTTTTTAAGAATGGTCGTAAATTTGTTAATGAGAACTATACTTGTTATCAGGCAGATAGTGTAACCCTTGGTAAGAATTGGGATGAAGATCCTTTTGACCTTATCTTTGTAGATACTATTCATACAAGAGAACAGGTTCTATCAGAACTTTACTTCTGGGCAAATCATTTGAATGAAGGTGGTTATTTTGTATTCCATGATTCTCATTGGGATCATACAACAGAAGGAGATCATATTGGTGGTAAGGAATGGAGAAGAGTAGATGAAGCTATTACTGATTTCTTTAGTCTTCCTGAGAATGTAATGAAGATGAATGAGTATGAAACAGATGGTATCTTATTAAACCATTTCCCTGGAAGTTATGGTATGACATTTATTAAGGTAAAGAAACTAAGTGCATTAGAAGAATTTAAAAAGAATATAGATTGGAAAGAAGTATTTGATATAAGAAATGAATTAAATGATTTGCATTTCAACAGAGACAATCCTAAATTTGTTGATTGGCATCAGGACATCCCTAAC